TCAACAGGCTAGACGGCAAGCCGCCGCAGGCGATAACGGGCGACGGTGACGCCTCACTCGTCGTGCAGGTGATTAAGTTTGCCAACGATTCGGCTTCCAGCTAGCGGCTGGGTGCCGCGCCCGTATCAGCGGCCGCTTTGGGATTACCTGGAGCGCGGTGGACGGACGGCCGTAGCTGTTTGGCATCGTCGCGCCGGTAAGGACGAGGTAGCACTGCACCGTACGGCCATCGCCGCCCACGAGCGGCCCGGCAACTACTGGCACATGCTCCCGAGCTACGAACAGTCGCGCAAAGCGATCTGGGACGCTGTGAACCCGCACACGGGCATGCGTCGGATCGACGAGGCTTTCCCGCCTGAGTTGCGGAAAGCGACCGACAACACGCAAATGAAAATCACGTTCCACTCGGGCGCGATTTGGAACGTGGTCGGGTCGGACAACTTCAACAGCCTTGTGGGCTCGCCGCCGGTCGGGGTCGTGTACTCAGAGTGGTCGCTAGCAAACCCGATGGCGCACGCCTACCTCTCGCCGATCCTGCGCGAGAACAAGGGCTGGGCGCTGTGGATCTACACGGCTCGCGGTTACAACCACGGCTTCAGCACCTACGAAGCCGCGAAGAACAACCCGAACGCCTTTGCCCAACTGCTGACTGTTGAGCAGACGGGCGTGATATCGACCGCCGAATTGCAGGAAGACCGCGCCGAGAAAATGGCGCTGTTCGGCCCCGAAGGTGGCGACGCGCTTTGGCGGCAGGAATGGTTCAACGACTGGAGCGCCGCCAACATGCACGCCGTTATTGGCGCTGCGGTTGAGAGGGCAGAGAAGTCGGGGCGCATCACTGACTTTGACATATCCGACGAGCCGGTCGAGATCAGTTGTGACCTTGGCTTTCGGGACACGACATCCGTCTGGTTCTGGCAGCCGAAGCACGGCGGGTTCGATGTCGTGGACTACGACCAAGGCATCGGCATGGATGCCGACGACTGGATCGACCGACTCCGCGCGAGTCCGTACCACATCAAGCGCATTTGGTTGCCGCACGACGCCCGCATCAAGACGTTCCAAAGCAAGCATTCAGCAATGGAACGCTTCCTCATGGCGTTCGGAGAGGATCGCATCGCCATTGTGCCAATGGGCAAGATTCCCGACCGCATTAACGCTGCGCGGCGCGTTATCGAGCGCGTGCGGTTCCACGGGGCGAACTGCGAAGAGGGCCTTGCTGGCCTGCGGTCGTGGTCGTATCGGTGGGATGAGGAAAAGCGTATCCGCTCGAAAGAGCCGGAACACGATTGGGCAAGCCATCCGGGCGACGCCTTCAGCTACGGTGCGCAAGTACTCGAAGAAGTCATCAAGGCAGCGGTGGTTGTGCCCCTGCCGATACGCGGCGTGACGATCGGTCAATCGGCCGTGTCACTCGACGAGATGTGGCGAACCGCGCCACGGTCAACAAGACGAATCTGAGGCATATATGGAATTCACAAGCGGGAATCAGTCATCGTGGACGGCCTTAATGCAAAGGGCGGCGCGCAATGTCGTGCCGCTCCCCGGCGTCGCGTTGTTTGGCCCCAGGGTGCCGACGGTAACGCCTGCTGCCGCTGTCGGCGCAGGTTGCAGACTCAATAGCGCCAAATTCGTAACATATCAAGGCGAGCAGTGGTTTGAAATAAATGCAACGGCGACCGCTGGAGCAAGTAACTATTTTGAATTGCAAATGAACACGGTAACTGAGTTCACTTGTGACTGTTTGTCTTATGAATTTCAGACTGATGACTTGGCAAACCTTTCGAACGCTGTCGCATATCTTGGCACAAGCGGCTATTCAGTGTTTGCAAATGACACTAGGGCGATCGGAACTCCGTCAAATAACGACCCGTTTAGAAGTTATGGGACGATGACATTTACGCATTACAACGCATCTTTTGCAAAGAATGGATTTACAGGAAGCCTGACAGATCAAGCCTGGATCAATGCAAAGGTGCGGATGACTGTTGCGAATGGCACATCTGCTGTTGTGCGGTTCCGCTCAATGACGGCCGGCGCTGTCAGAAACAAAGGGCGATTGTGTATTTCCGTTGATGACGGATATGACAGCGTTTACCGGCTTGGGTGGCCTGTATTGACCCGGTACGGGTTCCCGTTCTCGATGGGGATTATTGCCGACAAGGTGGGAAAGTCTGGTTATATGACTTTAGATAACCTCGTGGAAATTACCGAGGCCGGTAATGAGTGTGTTGCACATGGTCCGATTGGCGGGTCCGGAAACTTGTTTACAGGTGGTCCGGCGTATCTTAACGACGCCGAGCGTATTGCCGATATGAAATATCACCGGGATTATTTGGTTACGAATGGATTGACAACCGATTCCGGTGCGCAATGTTATATCTGGCCGCAAGGCAGATATTCAGACGCTAACGGGTCGGCGTCCACGCTGACGGCAGCACAAGCAGCGGGATTTGTATTAGGCCGCGCTGCTACTGAATATTCCGAATACACTGCCATGGATGCGATGGCTGAAACAAATCAATCGCGGATGATTCTTCCGATTATTGGCCACAGTTATGCGGGCGTTGCAAATACTCCTGACGACGTTACCGAAACGGCAAACATTGCGACCATCGTCGGGCGCATTCAAGCAGTTGCGGAGGCGCGGATGGATGGAATGTTGATGCTCCACAAATTTGTAGCGCGTGGCGCTGCGAATAACGCAATCATGATCGAAATGGATCGATTGGTAACAATTTGCGATGCCGTAAAAACGCTTGTGTCGAGCGGTACGCTTGATGTGGTTTTGTTGAGCGATATTGCCGCTTAGTTGTGTTTCTGACAATTTCCACGGAGCGCACATGGCGCGAATCATCGAAGCAGGAAGCCCGAAGAATCTGACGGCATCCGGCGCGGTATCAGTGAATGCCGGCGCGCTGCTGGGCTTCTACGTTCATTCCACTACGTCGGGGACCATCGTCATCCGTAACGGCGGATCGGGGGGCACTGCGATCAGCGGCACGATCACGCCGGCCGTCGGGTTCCACCGATACCCCGCGACATGTACGGGCGGTTGTTATGCGACGATTGCCAACACCATTGACGTGACGTTCTTCTACGCAAACGAGGCCGGCTGATGACTTACCCGACTGATGGTCTGTCGTGGGCAGGGTTGACCCAACTTCCGAAGTGGCAACCCGTCGCGCGGATGTGGTCTGAGTAGTGGCAACTGCCGATCAATGGCTGAAGAACATCGCGGCCTATGACCGCGATTTCCAGGCTTGGCACCGTCGCGTCGAGAACATCCTTAAGCGTTACCGGGACGACTCGCGCCAAGGCCGGGATGGGTACGAAGAGTGCAAGTTCAACATCCTGTGGAGCAATGTTCAAACGCTCTACTCGGCGACGTTTGCGCGCCTGCCCAAGCCTGATGTCTCGCGCCGTTTCCGCGATCAAGACCCGGTTGGGCGCGTTGCTGCGCTGATTCTTGAGCGGGCTCTAGACTACGAAATCAGTCATTACCCCGACTACAAGACGACCATCGGTCAATGCGTGCATGACCGTTTTCTCGGCGGTCGCGGTACGTCGTGGGTGCGCTATGAGCCGCACATTCGACAAGTCGAGATGTCGGACGGCGTGAGCGTGACGGAAGACGCGGAAGCGGAGAAAGAGCAAGAGACGCAGGAAGAGATCGATTACGAATGCGCCCCGGTGGATTACGTCCACTGGAAGGACTTCGGGCATTCGGTCGCGCGCACGTGGGAAGAGGTGACGGCCGTCTGGCGGCGCGTCTACCTATCACGTCGTGCGTGCATTGAACGCTTCGGCGAAGAGGTCGGAAGCTCGATCCCGCTGGACTCCCGCCCCGACGAAGACAGCAAGATGAAGGGCGAGTCGGAGACCGATTCCAAGGCGTGCGTCTATGAGATTTGGGACAAGGACACGTCAAAGGCGCTGTGGATCAGCAAGAGCCTTTCCAAGGTACTCGACGAGCGCGACGACCCGCTAGAGTTGGAAGGGTTCTTTCCGTGCCCGCGTCCGCTTTACGCGACGATCACAAACGAGTCACTGGTCCCGCTGCCTGACTTCACGCTCTACCAGGATCAGGCGCGCGAACTCGACACACTGTCGGACCGCATCGATGGTCTGGTTCGCTCGCTCAAGGTGCGCGGTGTCTATGACAACGCCATCCCAGAGCTTGCCCGGCTGTTCAGCGAAGGCGATAACGGTAGCTTGATCGCCGTCAAGAATTGGACCGCGTTTAGCGAGAAGAACGGGCTTGCAGGTGCTATTGACCTCGTCGACCTGCGACCTATCGCGGAGGCCTTGCGAGAGGCTTACGGCGCCTTCGAACAGGTCAAGTCGCAGGTGTACGAGATCACCGGAATTAGCGACATTATCCGGGGCCAGACGCAGGCGAGCGAAACCGCGACAGCACAGCAAATCAAGGGTCAATACGCATCGCTGCGGCTGCGGAGCTATCAGGAACAGGTCGCGCAGTTCGCGACCGACATCCTGCGGCTGAAGGCGCAAGTCATCTGCAAACACTTTGCTCCCGAGACCATCGTCGAGATGAGCGCGGCGCAGCAGCTTGCAGAAGGGGACCAGCAGTACATCGGCCCCGCGTTGCAACTGCTACAGGACCGCAAAGCCCTACGCAATTTCCGCATCGACATTGCGGCGGACTCGCTGGTGCAGATCGACGAGCAGGCCGAGAAGGAAGGGCGCGTCGAGTTCCTGACTGCTACGGGTGGGTTCCTCAAGCAGGCGATGGAGGCCGGCATGGCCGCGCCTGACCTCGTGCCGCTGCTGATGGAAATGCTCAAGTGGGGTGTGCAGGGCTTCAAGGTCGGGAAGACGATCGAGGGCGCGTTCGATACCACGGTCGAGCAGATGAAACAGAGCGCACAGCAGCGCGCGCAGCAACCGCCTCCGCCGGACCCGCGCATGGAAGCAGAGAAGATGAAGGCGCAAGCGTTGCAGCAGAAGATGCAGAACGACCAGCAACTCGCAGGCGTGCAGATGCAGACAGAGGGCGTCCGCGCGCAGGCTGAACAAACGAAGGCGCAAGCCTCCATCATGGTTTCGCAGAACAAGATGCGCGAAGCCGAAATCAAGGCGATGACGCCGCAACCTGTTTAGGAGTAAGAAATGGCCCTTGCCAATGAATTGGTCCGCGTCGGCGTGCCCCCGGTCACCGCTTCCGCGATGGGCGGCACGGCTGCTGCTGTGACTGCTACGTCGTCCTCGACGCTCGCGACGGCTGTCGAACTGACTGCCAGCGTGAACCGCGTGACGGGTGCCGATGGCGTGCGACTGCCGAGCATCGCGCAGCCGGGTGATTCGGTCATCATCGTCAACGACACCGGCAGCACGGTGAAGGTGTGGCCCCCGACCAGTTCGGCGGCGATCGGCGTGCCCGGTACCTCGTTCGGATCGGCCGTGGCCGGTGCGTCGTACGCGCACACGACCTATGCTGTCGTGCGTTACACGTGCTACGGCGGCGGCCTGTGGATGGTGAACAAGAGTGCGTAAGACGTATGTCTTCCGTGATGGGCGGTGGGTCGACGTTGCCGACATGGCAACCGCTGCCCCGGCTGGCCCGTATATCATGGATGACCTCGCGCCTTATCAATCGATGGCAACGGGCGAGATGATTACCTCCCGCTCGCGTCATCGTGAACACTTGAGGGCGCACGGGTTGATTGAAGTCGGCAACGAAACAAAATATCTCGGGCCGAAGCCGAAGGAATTGCCCGGCGGGCTGAAGGAAATGATTGCCCGTCAGGTGTACGAAAAACTGCGGTACTGAAATACGCCGCTAACCGAGCGCGTCGTG